CCCTGATTCATCAGAATCAAAGAATATTTAGCGCTCTATCGTGCGAGATATCAGTGTTCACTGATAGAGGAAGCCGGTGTACGGCTAGACTTAGCGTTGTATGTATTGTAGTGTTTGTCTCGTCCATTATTAGTATTTAGATAATTGATTAAGTGTCCATTTTTCATGATATTAAGATGTATAATCTGGAGAGACTACTGTCTAGTCGTAATGAGGTATTAATTTGTCTTGTATCCATTGGATTTAGAAATATTTTGTGGCATGTCTGGCCAATATTAATTGCCATGACTTATTAGAAACTAATATTTCATCTTTGGATTTGATTAACTTAAGAGCTTCTTCAGTCCCCAAGATATAAGGACTGTTGAATCTTTACAATGTATTTCTTTAAGATTAAGTTTTTAGGATTTCAAAAGATATATCTTTAGTGTCATGATTTAAGACTGGTCTGCTACACCCCGAGCACACCACCTTCAAGTCTTTAAGAATATCTTCGTTTTATAATTGATTAGTAGCAGAGATCATCAATAGATTTTTAAAGAATGCAGAAACTTTCCTGTTTTATATTTTGTTTGACCATTGATCAATGCGTTTATTCAAAAGAACAGTTTTAACGGGATGCTTTCTGAAATAATCAACCTTAGTTGTCTCAGTTATTCGCATCACTTCACATTTCTCAGCATCATAAGATCTGAGCCTTACTTCATAGAAGGGATTGTCCACATTACAAGTACTCATGATTTTAATTATGTAGTTGAAACTAGCACTTTTGAGTTTTTGTTTACGTTCTAAGATTAATGCGAGTCTAGCTATTGGAGAACCAATTATCAACCGCCTTTAATATTATAACCAAGTATTGTAGTGGTCATTAGCAATGTAGTCCTGTTCGGGATTGCCAGGTTGTTTGTCTGTATTCCATGGTTTATTAAATATCATGGATGAACACATTCTAGATGGGAAACCCTTGGCAATATTATTTGTTGAGCAATACTGAATCCTCAGAAAGTCAGTACTACCGTATGAGCATATTGACACCCTATTTTTATCTGCATGTACTTATAGATTCTCTTTTTCGTATGTTATCAAATCTTGACAACATTAGAGAATGTTTTAACGTATTAGTCCAGCATCATCACCTTAATAGACGTCGGTTTTAGTATCTTATATTATATCCTAATCATCTAATATTATCATTTTGTAAATCATATTACAAAGTCCACCAATGACAGAAGTCATTTTTAGACCTGACATTAAACCAGATATTATATTTATTTAATTATTACCGTATTCTAAGATACTATCTTATAAGATTTGTTCATTTAGCCATTATAATTAAGAAGGTGATAATATATCTTGCATGAGATATTCGCAGATGGCAGCAACCATCCACAATTCAATAGTGTGGTCAAATTTTGACTGATCAATAGGGAAGAAGACTTTGTTGCTGGCAGAATTCTTGTTTATAGTTGTTTCTTGCCAGTCTTGTTGATCTTTTTTGCTCATTGCTATCCATAATTATTTATGCAATTGAGAATTCTTGTTCTTTTCTAAAGCTATTTTCCAAGCGGTGTATACGTAGTTGAACACCGAATATTGGGTTAAATCTGTATTCACTACCGCTCTAACTTTGCCTGGTTCTCTCTTCTATATAGCGTAAAATTTGAATCCATTGAATTTTTCTCCAAATATTTTAGAAAGATTTGGCATATCCATGTTCTCTACATGTTACCAAACCTTTTCCGGATCCGTTTTGGTCAGAAACATATTTGATTTCGAAGTTCCTGAGCCCTTTGCACTTCCCTTAGATGGTAGCTCGCTTAAGAATGTTTCTTTGAGTTTATCCTTATTATTTGATCTTAATGGAAGCAATTGTTTGAGTTTGTCTTTGAATGCTTGGAGGGTTATTTTTGTTTTATTTGAATGTTGGTAACTGTAGCTATCTTCTATTGATCTATTGTTATACTTCTTGACTTGGTCTATTGACACATTGTTAGGATTAGCCCAGAATTGGAGTTATTCCAGAAATTAGTTGTCCTCTGCTCTAGGTGTGAATCCAACTGTTTGATTAGCTCCAGATAGAATATGATCCATTAGTAGACCACTGCATTTCTACATTCCCAATGCAATTTGATCTCTCTCTTGAGGATTCAACATGCCAATTTGAATTCTGGTCTCCTTATCCAATACATGAGATATGGTTATCTGATACATCATCGTTGGCAAGATCGCTTGCATACGAGGTATTTACCATATTTTGACATGTGGTAGAACTGAAGTTTACAACATCAATTGAGCGAGTGATTAGTTCTTCAATGACGGTTGGTCTAATTACAAGGCAGTGAAGATATAATAATACAAAACAAGCATTTTAGGATGTGAACCTTGGCTATTTGTCAGTGAAGTAGTCAACCAATTCAAACAAGATAGGGATATCTATAGTAGGGTCAAGCTCGTTAAGTAAGATTGTTCCTTCATCTAATCCTACTTATATGTCGCCAACGAATGTGATATATTAGTTGTTAGCTGTTTAAGGTATTTGTATTGATGGGACAAATTTTCTTACTACTCTTATTTACTCTTCCGTTGGTGACCAGTCTACTGTGAATATAGTATTATCTCCACACAAACCCAAGTCAATTCCAGTTATTCTTTTGATAATACCGAAAGTTTTATAGTCTAAAGACGTTCCCAATTTTGCCTTACAGATGTCGTAATTACCTTCCGTAATTGTAACCTCTTATAATGCTTTGACTTTTTCTTGAATGGGAGCTTAAGTTTTTCTTTTGTTATCTAACACTATTTTGACTACTTCGTCTACCTTTTTAGGTCGTTCATCAACTGGATTAGTGGGAATAGATTATTTCCTTTAATATTGCTATTTACTGGGACCAGACTCAGAAGCACTAGCTGCAGCCATTCCTGAATTGTCAATGTTTCTTAATTGTTAGTCTACCAATCTTCCAGTCTCTGGTATGTTAGCGTTTATCTATTGCGACTTTGAATGGAACTCATTTCTATCTGTTTTTGGTGGTAAAGGCATGTTTATTTCACATGGTTAATTAATTTTCTATCTATACCTAGTTTCTGACTTATTATGGAAATTTACTCCTCTTATTATTCTGGAGAATTTGTCTGACCTTACTTAATTCCAGTAATTATAGTCTAGTATATACTAACTAAGTTTGGATCCATTTGAAGAGCTATCTGAAAAATTAGCTTCTACTTTCCTATGAAGTTTGGCCATCCTAGCAAATCTACAACCGTCTTGATTGTATAGTGTTACTATGTTGGAAATGTTTACTAACCAATCCACTTGTACATTGTTATTTGCTACAATAGATGGAGACAATTACCAGCCAAATTTGGTTAATAGATCAATGTCTAATCCGACACCGTAAACTTAAAGTTATAGACGCAAGGTAGTTATTAATTACACTAACAACATGGTTAGCTTTGAGGATCTTTCTAAGATTACTCCATCTAAATCAGCATTTCCTTTTTCAAGTATCTCTTTTGCATGATTTGTTATATTAGTTAATTAGACAATTGCGTCTGACAACATGCTTACGTGATTTTGAGTTTTATGTCTTGTACAAATGTGTCCCGCAAGGTGCTTACTAGCATCAACATTATTACTAGATGGTTCCTGTCTGTCCATAGGTCGAATATCACTTCCTTGTCTTATAGTTTGATCCATGAATTATTTAGCTGAAACATTTTTTAAAGCATCGTCCTTAGCTGCAATAGTTGAGGCTGCTCCTTAGTTAGCAAATTTGCTTTGACTGTTTTAAACTTGTTTTTGTACTGCACCTCCACCTGATCCGTGATGTTTTGTTTTATTGTATTTCTTCTTGAGTAATTTTAAATCACGAAAAAATTGTGCTTTGCTCAACTCACCTTATTTAGTTTTATCTATTTTTTCATCTAAAACGTGTTTAAAGTCATTTCTTTAAGCTTCTTTAAATCCTTCTTTACCAACGATATCTTTGGATTCTTAAGTCATTAGACCACAATTATTAGATTGTTTGACTTTCTTTTTATATATACGTTTTTCATTTTGATTTGTCTTGTAGATAGTTTTATCATCATGTATCTTCTTCCTGAGATCTTTGTTTTCTTTGAAATTAAGCATGTTTATAGAACCATTGTTATCAGTCAATTGTTTCAATTACTTAGCTAATTGTGCCCTAGTCCTAGCATTGAGTTTGTCATTTAATAATTAAAGCTTAATTTAGTCGATTTAGAATTATTTTTCTGTCAATTGCTAACTAATTGCATTAACAGTAATTTAATCTCTAATTGGAAATTCGATTATGAATTATCCAATAGTTTGAGCACTCTGACGTTTATAGTTTGAATTCCATTCCCAATCTTAACCTAACAGCAAGTCATGTGATAAATCCTCTACTATAATGGCTACAAGTTCAAAACCTTGAGAATTACTTAGACTGACCTCACCATGAATAATTAAAGGTTATCCACTAGCAGAATTTAATGAGACTTGGGTATTACGTACACGTTCAAGAGGTATCAGTCCTGATTTAACACAAGTTCTACAGGCACCGCTGTCTATTTTTGCAATTATCTGTTTTTCAAATAGTTTAACAGACATCAGATTATCTTTAATTGTTTATTTTTCAGTTGAATAGACTAGATCCAACAATATTTATTCTTGTTGAACTTGTTGTGATTAGCTAGCAGAAGATGATTTGATTGATTGAGGTTGTCTTGCAATTAGGGATATATTGGAAATTCCGTCTTTAGCTTCTTCAGCATTAGGTTCTACCTTAACAGCTTTATCATTCATATTTTCTATATTTTCTATTACTTTCTATTTAGTAAAGAACTTGTTATATGAATTCATCATGTTGAGTTATTTTCCAAATATCAAGTGAGTATTAGATTCAAATCTTCTTGATCTATACATGAAATATTCCTCAACTTTGGCATTATTTTCAATATAAGCTGTTGTGACTAATGATTGTCTAGTAGCACGCATTATAGGAACTAGAGCAGGATGGGAAGGATAATAGAATATGTTATCTATATCAGAATTTAACCTATTATTAATCTTTTCTAATTAAGGTATGTCCTCATATTCTACAGGTTGTAACCTTTGAGTCAATCTAGAAGTGAAAGAAGGAGTTGTCTGTATTACTAGAGCAGGCATTTATATCAAGAATTATGCTGCAAAGGATGCACCCAAATCTGTATCTCTTGATATTCTAAGCATTAAAGGTGGAGGCACGGCTGCTCTATTTCTATAATATAGATAGTTACCTTCTAAACAGGTTGTCATCAATTTAAAAGGAGATGATTTACCTTCGGAAATCTATTGCCAAGCAAGTTATATCAGTATATGACCGTTCACACCACCAGCAACTAATTAGAGATTTTCTCTTCTCCATGAAAATTAGGATTAATCAATAGATTGATATTAAGATATGAGGTCTGTGTCCCAACTAAGCAATGGTTCATAGTGTATGAATTGATTCCTGTTATTTTCATTTATATCTACGTATAAGTTTTCAAAAACTAAAGGTCTGACATCCAAGTCTCCAGATGTTTGCATGTTGTCTTACATGTTATAATCCCAACAAATGTTACCAGTGTAAGAAGCAAATTGATCTCTAGGCTTCATGTTTATCCACAATTCTGAACACATAAAATGTGTAACTGTCATCCAGTTTGATGAATAAATAGGAGGTATTCTATAAGCCCGCATCCATGCTACATATGAAGATATTTTGAATAATCTCAGAGAACATTCTAGATTTTGTTTTTCTATGATATTGCCACCTTGTTACATTACTTAAGGATATGAAAGTAATTGTAATTGAATTAAAGGACATAATCTTATGTTCTATTCAGGTATGACAAAATTTGTCAAATAGTTATTGATACCGTCATGATCTAATTAATGAGATATGAATTCTAAATTTCTCAAGACTGCCGCATCTGGTCTGGCATGTACAGTCATACTGAATGATTAATTTCTAGACAATTGGAATTAAGCTGCCATCCTTGGTAGAGCTTCTGCAAGATAGTTATGATCATAAGGCATTAAATATCTTAGATAATACAATTGATGATATTTATGTAGTTCCATAACATCTGCAAAGAAGAAATCTGTTCTATCAGCGGTGACAAGATTAGATAACCTGATATCCCAATTATCTGCAGCTGCAATCTTACCTTCCCATTCTAGTAAGAATACGTTTATATTGACAGTCTCATGAACAATAGGTACTGGATTTTATCCACCATTAGGGTCGTGATGTATATTGCGTGGATAATTAGCTTCTAAGTCAAGTACTTCATCCTTTTGATGCCAATAAGTGGTATTATATCTTGGAGAAACCATAATATCATCAGAGCGATATAAACCAGCATTGTTAGTTGCATTCCATCTGAATGCTTATTCCGATCGCATCAAATTTCTATGTGGAGTAACGCATTAGCTAACAAAGGCTTGTATCTGCTACACATTTGTATTTGGCTTGACTATTATAAATAAATTGTTAGTACAATTGTTTTAATTTGCTATATAAGACTGATAGTTATGATCGGCTTGTAAATCAGGATCAATAAAATGTTAGCCAGTAGCTGAAAAGAAAGTCATGCTAACTTGAAAACCTCTGTTAGCTTCTTGCGACCAATATGGTTGACTGATAATGACTGCGCCTCTTGCTGCATTTTAGAATGAATTAGCTGCCAATTGTTATTCTGCTTCAACATCGACTCTCGCTTATCTGACTTAAGATCTAAACCACATTGGTATAATTTACTTTCTGGTAGACTGAGTAGACCATTAATACATGATAGATACCCAGAGAGATTTGAGTGAACTAGATGATTCCTTATTATATGGCACTGTAGGAAGGACAATTGCTTGCGATATCAATTCATTGAATGATTGAACTATAGTCCTACGAGGCATTAACATATTTTAATTACCCATCATCAGTTCAAAAGTGTCTTCTTCAATCATAGGTCCTCTAACCATAACACTTTCGTCATTGATATGTATTTCTTTAGCTTGGCGACGTTATACCACATTTAAGACATTCAGTCTAAGTTCTGAATTTACACCAGATTGATTTCCGAATGCAAAACCTGTACATTTAACCATTTTATAATAATAACCTTCTACTCTGTTTTAAATTTCTACATTGTTATTATTTGCTGAAGCAGGATCTTAAAGGATAGCAGTCTGGGACTCATTTGGGTGTATTATTTTTTTAGGATCAAGTGTCATTTTCCAAGCAATCTGTTCTCTAGCATATGTGTCTTATCCTATATGATCAATCATGGCTATTGAATCCTCCGAATCTATCTGTTTACCATACAAGATATTTTGTTATTAAGACTAAGTATTCATAGCCCATGGTTGATTAGTTGACATACCATATCTGTTGTGTTACATACCACCTTGAAGACCTTTGATATAGTATTTATCTTCATGTTGTCTGATAAGTTTTTCTTGAAGCATGATTGATATTAAGTGGAAGAATCTTGTCTAATCTATAAACCTCAAGTCACTGCTATGTTGTCTGAATTCATCAAATATTCCATCTTTGTGAATATAGCCTAATTTTGATGAATTGATTATATTGAATATTCTAGCTATAGCAAATTGATCAGATATTCTTGAAACTTTACCTTGAATAGTAGTTACGTTGTGATCTTTTGATATTTCAGAGAAAGCAAGATCATTATTAGATTCATATTCTTCAAATATCATTTAATTTAAAGTCATTCTCCTCTTTTCAAATATGAGTTCTACTTCTTGTTACCACAATTATTCTTATGTAAGTTTGTTTTTAATTTACATTTCCAAAGTTATGTTATGAACTACGAATCCTGGATCAATATCAGTGTATATTTTGTTAACAATTATTGAACTATGTTCGACTAACTATTCTACCCATTGATTCAGTTTCTCTATGACTATATCTACTTTGGCACATATTCTTTCATATGTGATAAATTAATTAGCTGTAGGACGATCCTCTAACAACCATTGCCTCAATTGAGTTATCCAAAGGTGTTTTTTATTGTCAATACTCTTTTCTATTGTCCTAAATTTATAGATGAGTTTCTTTGCTCTGAAGATATTGTATATCTAATTTCTAAAATGCATGACCTTTTCATGTATATCTATTTCGTGTGGATTTATACTTAATAAAGAAACTACTTTGGCATTTGATTATATCCATGATGAATTTGAAGTTTCTTGATATTTTTGATAAAGTTTAGCAGATTTTGGATTTAGATATGATATTAGTCCAAAATGATCAATTATTGTATGAAGATGATCATTTTAAGGATCAGTCTTGATATTAAAGGTCTTTCTGATTATACGCCAGTTTGATTTGAAAGCATCTTCATGCAAAATGTTTTAGTCTTATAGCTGATCGCAATTCTCAAAAAGTTAATAATTGAGTTTTTCTGCCTTTCTAATCAGATGGATGTCTATCATCTCATCTATGGCAATCGACCATTTCTTCTCTTCCGCTAAGATTAACTAATCTGTTTGATCTACCCATGGAACAATTTGTTATTAGTCCATCTGTTTGTCCTAAGGTATTAGCAAAGGAAGAGGTTTATATATTCTGATTTTTGTGTGATCCCATATGTTGTGAACAGTTTGTATAACTTGTGGGAAGACTTATTTTTTAAGATGAATAGGATCAGAATCTGGAATAACCTACTCAAAATTTTCCTTTGGTTGCTCACTGGAATTGTGAGGATCAATAAGTTAACATCTAGGGTTAGCAACTGCTTAAGGGATGTCACCTTAAACAGCGCAAATTACGGCATTGGAGGTAATGAAGCAACTTTAGGTACCGTCCTAAAGCACTCCATGGCTGGTTTTTGTAGAGCTTAACATTTCATAGGGATATGGGATCGATTTGCGTAGCTCTCACCCTGAGCTATCTTCTTGCGAAGCGTATTCTGCTATTACTGCGACTTACCGCGAGCCGCTTTTTCCTCACCCATAGCTAGGTCGATGTTATGATCAGAGCCCCAGGATTCAGTACCTCTCTAATCGATTTCACATCTACAGTTTTGCCTACTACTGATAAAGTATCTTATCAGCTACAACTGATAAGCAATCCAAACGACATTGGCTTGTCTTGTCCCTGCAGGCGAGTGTTTCGAGCCGGGAGTGCTCGAACCTTGCGTTCGCCAGAAAACAAACGGTTATTGTAG